ATGGGCTGATTACTGCAGCGAGACCGAGCGAATGTGTTGTGGCGACTGGAAAATGGAGGAAAAGTAATGATCAACCATATCGACCGACTACAAGCGATGCTGGGCGACTGCGGGCAAACGTGGGATCTGAGCGGAAACGATAAGGCGGCGATTGCCGCGTTATTGCAGGAGAACGGCACGCTCAAGCAGCGGGTGGCGGAGTTGGATTGGCTCGCCAATCAATCCGGTGCTGCGCTAATCAACGACGACCAGGGAAGTTGGGCCGTCGCGTTTGACGGTCAGCAATCGCTATCGAGCGAACCACCAGATGATTGCCAAACGATGTTCTTCATTGAGAAACGTCGTTGGAAACTGACGATCAGCGAAGCGATTCAGTACGCGATGCGCGAAGAGAATGAAGCACAGCTGGCGGGAGGGGAATGATGCGATGCTGCAACCGTGAACTGAAGACGCCGTTTTGCCCGATGTGCGGAGCGGCGTCGACCACGATAACTCCGGTCGCCGAACTGCTGAAGTTCCTACGGCAGCGCGAAGCCTCCAGTGCGACTAACGCGGACATGCGACGAAAGCGTGCCGAGGAGTGCGCCGCTTCGGAGGATGAGCACGAACGTCGATGGGGGCATCGTAACGCAGCCTATGAAGCGATGTCACGCAAGCGTGCCGAGAACTACGGTGCCTGGGCCAACGCCGTTGAGGAGCTTGTTCGGATCGCTGGACAGAATACGTTCGTCGAGTCGGATACAGTGGCTGGAAAGGTGGGAGGTGAGTGATGAAGATATACGTAGCGTCGAGCTGGAGAAACGATCAGCAGCAGGAGGTAGTATCACGGCTCCGAATGGAAGGACACGAGGTATACGACTTCAAGAATCCTTGTAAGGGTGACCACGGGTTCCATTGGTCGGAGATCGACCCTGATTGGCAGCAATGGACTCCGAAGGCTTTTCGGTCGGCGCTATTGCATCCGATTGCGGCGGCGGGATTCAAGTCTGACTTCGACGCGATGAAGTGGGCTGACGCTGGAGTCCTTGTGTTGCCGTGTGGACGGTCAGCGCACCTGGAGGTTGGATACTTCATTGGCGCAGGTAAGCCGCTATTGATTCTGTTGGCTCCCGGCGAGCCTGAGTTGATGTACAACATGGCCAACCGACACTGCTTGTCGATCGACGAGCTTTGCGACAATGCCAATCGAGTAGAGAAGTTCTTTGTAGCAGCCGCACAGCGGCAGGAGTGAGGGATGAGCAAGGTACTGGTAGTGACGATGGAGTGGCCGAGAAGTACGGGCACGATTACGGAGCGAATTCCTATCGACGGCACGGAGTCCGACGAGGAACTCCAAGAGATCGCATCAGATGCGTTTTGCAACTACGCCAACTACGGTTACGAGGTCGAGGAAGGCCACGCCGATGACGAGTGAACAGAAACCGATGAATCTACCGTGGTCGCATCTGATCGACGAAGACCGCGACGGAGTATGGGCCGGATTCGGCGCGTACAAACACTGGTTGCGGTCCAAGATGCAAGATGACGCGGCGTGCGCGTACGACGAAGCTGGGGACATTGACGCCTGGAAGGAAAACCTGTACGCCATCGTGGCAGACATTGCGGCTGACCACGCCCGGCTGGTCGAGATGCTGACGAGCTTCGGACGCTGCGGATTCCTCCCCATGTGCGATGCCACCTCGCGCATCATCGGATACGCGGTTGATGGCGATGTCGGTGCAATTCAGGAGGTGATGACCGAGGCCCGCCGACTGGCCGAGGAGGCGAAACCTAAGAAATGACCCCCGCTGCCGCCAACTACCTGCGACGATCCGAGGCTGCCCGAGCCGCCCTTGGCGTGCTCCGGTGGACAGGCCTTACCGTCGTTCAGTTGGCCTACGTGCTGCGGGATCGGTTCAACGAGCGAACATTGGCCGGTGCCGTGCGAATCCTCCGTATCGCAGGCCTGGTGCGTTGTGAGGGACAGAGAGTGGCGTGGCCAGGTCGGCGTCTGGCGAAGGTTTGGAGGGCGGTGCAAGATGGCTGAATTCAGAATGGGACCGGCAAGGCGATTTGTCGCGGTCAGCAACGGATCAGAGATATTCCCTGCGACGATCGGCTTTATCGAGCTGAAACCCGGTGATGTCGTAAGGTGTCCGATTCAGCCCCGGCGGTGCCCCAAGCATGGAGCAGTGATTGCGAGCGTGGTATGCGAGGGAAAGCGGAAGCAAAAGGAGTGCGGACCATGAAGCGAGGCGCAATTGATCACCCAAAGATGAAGCGGCTTGGTAAGCTGCTTGGAATCCCAGCCTACGGACCTGTCGGAATCTTCGAGCGACTGTGTCACTTCACTGCCGAGTACTCGCCGGCAGGCGACGTCGGAAAGTTCAGCGACGAGGATATCGCCGATGCCTGCGGATGGGATCGCAACCCCGCCGAATTGATAGACGCCCTTGTGGGTGCCTCCTTGATCGAGACGGAAGAATCTCGCACCTCTGCCGGGTTGTTTGTAAGGCATGGAAGTCGCCTCTTGGTGCACGATTGGTCCGAGCACGCAGACGACAGCGTGAACAACAAATTGGCTCGTCGCGGCGAGTGGTTCGCAGACGGTAAACGACCAAACACCAAGCGGTTAGAGTCGAAGGAGCGGGCCAAGTGTGAGGTCGAACTGGACGCCAACAACCCGCATACCCAAGCACACGGCGTGCACACGGCGTGCACACGGCAAGCACACGGCGTGCGTGTGCCGTGCGAGGGCCCCGCCCCGCCCCGCCACGGCCTTGCCCAGCCAAGCCCTGCCCTGCCACCGCCATCGCCTCCTAAGGTTCCAACCGCCGTCGCACGGCCAGACGGCCAAGCGGACCAATCCGGCGGCGGCAGCGGCGGCGATGCTTGGGAAAATTCCAGGGAGCTTGCCAACGCGATTGCCCGCCGACTCAAGGTGCCACCTCCCGTCAAGGGTAAGTACCGTCGCATGGTCATTCAGGCTGCGTACCTATCGATCACCGAACTGGGCGAGGATTGGTTACAAGACGCCATCGAGGACACTGGGCGAAAGAAACGCAACGACACCTGGGCGTATTTGCGAACCTGCCTTGCCACCGGTTGCGAGGCAAGGGGACGCAATCTTGACGCCATGCTGATCGAACTGGTTGTGCCAGCGAGGTTCCTGACGGCTCAGGTGAGACCTCCGACGATCGATGTTGTGCGGGAAGAGTCAGAACCGGAGATCGACGAATCGTCAGACAACATTCGATCACTCGCAGGTGCCATGAAGGAAGCGGTGAGACGACCGGCAGGCGAGCCGGCCGCATGACTTGATCCACACGTAGTCAATCCGAAGAATCCACTAACGGTGAATCGGCTGGATTAAACCCAAAGCAGAAAGGCAGTGAGCGATGAAACCAAGTGATATCAACGTTGGCTCGACGTACAAAAACAGAGGTGCAGGAAAGACCACCCGCACGGTGCTGGCGATCGGAGACAAGTATCGGCCTCCGTATTGGAGTGGGTTTCCGGGAACCGAACCAACCGAGCCCGGAGTACTGTTCTTGCAAGGGCGAACGCGACGGAAGCTGTACATCAGCTCGTTTGCAGCATGGGCAGGCGAAGAAGTGAAAGGCGGTGAGCGATGAAAAAACGCAACCTCGGCTACGTTGTAAGCAGAAACGGTTGTGCTCCGTGCGAGATGTCCGAATCCGGAATCCTGCAAGAGTCGTTCGGGACAGTAACCGTGTTTGCGACGCGATCCGCCGCAAGGAACGCAATTCGAAGAACTAACAGGCTTGACACGAAGACGTGCTCTGGCTGGTCCGAGAACGGGCGGTACTTGGTTATTCACCGGCTTGAGGCCGAAGCGAAGTGAACGGCTCGGGCAAACAACTACGCGATCTTCTGGTGTACGATCCGTCGAGCCCGCCTGCGGACGCAATACGGCAACGGCTTGACGCCGTAAACATGGCTCGCTGCGGAATCCCTAGCGAGAAGTACTTGCGTGACGCAATGCGAGAGTGCCGGAGGAAGCATTTCGCGAACATGCGATCGCAACGAATCACAACTCACGACAGGTTGCGATCTGACGATTGACGCACGGAGGCACTATGCTGTTGACGTCGAGGGAGCTGGCGCAGGAATTGGGGCTGTCACCGAGGACGATCCGACGCATGGCGGCGAACGGAGAAATCCCAGCCTTGCGAGTTGGACGATTCAAGGGCCGCTGGAGGTTCGAACTGGAAAATGTTCGCGCTCAAATGGTCGCGGATGGTCGTAAATGGTCGCGGATGACCAAATCCGTTCAATCTGCGATTGACAACCAGCGATAGTCGTAGAAACTTCTGGGCATGGATATCAAACCATTCCTCGGCCAGAGCCCCAGCTGCGTCTCAATCCTCGCCAACGAATCCGCGCGCGAACTGCTGGCGGCTCTGGCCGAGGATGTTGCACGGTCCGAAGAGCCGGAGCGGCGAGCATCGCTCGACAACCCGGATACGGACGCCCGCGTGTTTCAGGTCGCGATGTCGGCGGGAGTGCCGTTTTCCGACGTCGCGGTGATCGTTCGGAAGATCGCGATTGCTGCCGTGGAGGGCGACGCGTGAAACACCTAGCCGTCGCTGCACTAGCTCTGCTTTCGCTCGGCCAATACGCTCCCACGTCCGGGTTTGGTCCTGACGATTGCAGCCCATCGCCTGACGGACAATCGTGGTACGTGGTGCGAATCCCACAGGATCAGCGAGTCCGGTTCAGGAATCCGGACGGATCGTGCGTGCAATGCTCGTTGGCCATGGCCGGCGTGGCGTGCAATCTGCAGGCTGCGGAAAACCTGCTTTGGCAATCGCCGTACGGTCCGCCGATTCGCGGCGGCTCAAGCCCGTCTCGCGTGAAGGCTTATTGCGACGCTCGCAGGCTTCCTGCATGGAACGTCACGGGTCCCGACAGCATGCAGTGGGTTGAGTGGGCATTACGGAACGGCCGTCCGTGCGGGATTCTGTGGGGTCAAAACCACATGATCACCGCAGTCGGTTATTCGGGCCAATCCATCACAAAACAGAGCTATATCGCGGTCTGCGACAACAACTCGCCTCAGCGTATCGACTGGTACGCCTACGACGACTTTAAACGCCGTCACAACGCATGGGGCGGTGGTTGGGTTGTGATTTTCCAAACGCCTCCGCCTCCGGGGAAAGCTCCGCTGGTGGCATGGTGGGACTGACGAACCACGAGGAGCGACGATTATGGTCAGGACATTGGTGGTGCTAATTGCCGCACTGGGGCCGCTTTGCGCGGACGCAGGCGGGGTGACGGGCGGCCCGTTCAGGACGAACAAGGTCGAGCAGGTTGGGAAAGACGTTGTTCACGGCGAGGGGGTTGCTGGCCAATTGGCGAGTGTTCCGGACGATGACGCCGGAAAGTGGCAGGTGCTGTTATTCACCGGGCCAAACTGTGCACCGTGCAACGCGCTGAAGGCGGCTTTCTCCAGCAACCAAAACCTGCGAGCCTTGGCGGCCGACGACAATTCCGCGTGGGCTCACCTGCAGGTCTATGACGCATCGAACGAGTCGCAGAAGTTCCGTCTGAAAGACTATGAGGTGACGCAATTCCCGACGTTGGTGGTTACGACTCCGGTAGGAGCCAAGCTCTGTCCCTACGTGCAAGTATACCGCACCGAGGGATTCGACGGCGACGCCGATGGCCTGGCTCAACGCATGGTCGAGGCGATTACCGCATTCGCGACAAAGTATCCGCCGCGATTGACGGTGTCGCAGCACGGGGAAGCGGGTGCGCCGTGGGGCAGTCAACCGAACTGCCCACCGAATAGCCCGTGCCCGCCGCCGTACCAGAACCAATTCTCGCTCCCAAATCTCCCCAATGTCGACATCAATCTTCATCCGAACGAATGGCCTCCAAGGCGAACGCAGCAGCAACCGGATAGGCGACAAGGTTGGTTTGACGGCGACATCGAGAATCTGTTTTCGCACTTGTGGAAACTTGTGCTGTTCCTGATTGGCCTGTTTTTCTTTCTGCTGCCGTGGATCGTGATCGGTCTGCTGATTTACTGGCTCATCAAACGTCGCCCGCAACACGCGAATTCGTCGTCGGCCGTTCAGCCGCAATATCAGCAGCAACCGCAATGGCAAGGCGGACCTACTGCACAGCCAACTCCTCCTCAAGGATGGGTTGCGTCTCCTCAGGCAAACCCCAACTACAATCAGGCGATGGCCGGCGTACGGGCGGCGATTGCAGACTCTCCGTCGGCCAGCTACAAGCCGTCGACGGCGGCACTATCGGCCGTGCAGCGGGCACAGGCTGCCGAGGCTGACCGCGACGCAGCAATCAAGGCGGCCGATGCCGAACTGGCTAAGGCAGCCGAAGTGCTCGCTGTAGAGCTACAGGCAGTTCACCAGGCCAAAACGTCACTTCCAATCCAGGAGAAATAAACCATGGGGTTTTTTGCGAAACTGAAGTGCTGGCTTGTCGGCGCGACGGACGCAGCTATCGACGAAGCTAAGGACGTCTTGGTCGAAGACTTGACGGATCCGCCACTCTCAGGGTCTGAGGTCGCCAAGGATATTGCACGCATCGGGAAGGCTGCTGTCGAGGGCGCTGCGACGCAGCCGCCACTGCCGGTGGACTCAGCATCTCGTAAGCTGTCGAAACAGCAGGGAAAATCAAGTCGCAAGCGACATGGCGTCACGGCAATCGAAATCATGTCGGTGTGCCTACTGGTGGCTGTCTTCGTCATCTCGCTGTCGCTGTTGGTACTCAACAGCCTTCCGCCAAGCAATGTCGGTTTCGATCGCATCAAATGCCCGTGTCCGCCGATCCCGCACGGAACGTCTCAATGCGACGCGAGACTCGCCGATCATGAACGGCGTATCGAGGCAATCGAGCGGACGCTAACCCAATACCACATGCGGCCCGGCTCTAGGGTTGGCGACAAGGTTGGAGCGATGGAGACTGCTCCGTGATCGTCAATGTTGAACGCGACGAGCGATCTACTAAGGTCACGGTTGAGTCGCTTATCATTGAGGGCGACGAAAAGGCTGTGCAGCAAATCGCGAATTATGCTCGTGCGATCGCCAGGAAAGCAAACGCCAAGCGATCTCAATGGCGAATTGAAGAGGATTAACCGGCCGTTAATTGAAAGAGGGTGACCTGATGACATTGATTTCCACCACCTCCACCACGACACCTGCCGGCCGCATTCGCTCGCGGTGCGCAGCCATGGCAAAATTTCTATTGCAGGAGCGACGACTGCTCTGTGGCGAGCTGTGGGGAAGCGAATCGCCGCAGGGCGTACTGGACGAGCTTGGCTCCGATGCTGGATCGTTCCTTGCTCTCGGCTCAGCACTCGACGCTCTATTGGTTGCCACCGGGAACGCTGGCCTTTCGCTCGATACCAAGACGCTGGCCACTCACGCGGGTTATACAGTGACGGCGAACGCCGACGGGACAGCAACCGCCACCAAGTAGTCGTGAGGAAAGGTAAGGTATGGCAACGATCGACACTACCGCTTCAGGGCGACTAACTAGCGTCGAACACGAATCTGGCGACACGATCAACGTGCTGCACGCGATGACGATGCTCGACGGTGACGACGTCAGCGACGCAACCGTGTCGCAGGGGTCAGCCGACGGAACCATCGCTGTTTCTGGTCGATGCAAGCTTGGGGCAATTCACGCAGGGATGTTTGGGGTCGATGTCGTGACCGTCGCTGATGGCGGAACGCTATTCGCAGGCGACGGATACGGTGGTAATGGATCTAACGGAACTAACGGAAACGGGTCCGAGGCAGGCACCGACGGACTCGACGGGTCGACGGCGATCGCACTTTCCGCAGGTGCCGCAGCGCATATCGCAAATGCCGTGGGCGGCAACGGCGGAAATGGTGGTGACGGGACCGACGAAGGTAGGCCAGGCGGTAACGGCGGAAACGGTGGCCACGCCGTTCGTTTCTTAGGGTTAGGCGAAGCTGGTGAGCACTGCCTGCTGGTAATCACAGGCACGTCAACGGCCGGAACTGATGGCACCATGGGCGGAGGCGACGCCCCCGGAAACTACGGCGACGGCGCAACAGCAATTGGTACGGGAGTTGAATCCATAGCCAGCGATACCAACATGCCGTGCGACGTGCGGTACGGACAGCCAATCCCGGATCTAGCGGCGTCGTCCGTGCACATGAGCGACGGCGTCATGCTCGCATACCAGGTTGCCGCGTACACATCTGTCGCTAACGTGCTGTACGGCGTGGATCGTGGCGACGGACAAACTGGCACCTGCCACGTCCCGACGGCCTCTCAGACAGTAATTGGCGTACCGGTCGGCGTGTCGGATGTTGGCACCTTCACACACACAAGCGATTACGACCTGAAGACCAACTACAGTGATCCGGGGATCACGCACGTCGAAGACGGAGTATCGTACACGTATGAAGGCAACACGTTAACAGGGACGCTGCTGGATTCAGGATCCGTCGACATGGACGACTACGTCCTGAAGACCGCCGTTGTTTCTCCCGAGTACGTCGCGTCAGGGCATCGCCCGTATACCGGCAGTGACAACGTAGGGTCGTTTCCCTATCTGTCCTACGCGTCGAGCGTGTCGCAAAACACGATAGTTGACATGCTCGCGGAAGCGTCTAAGTTGCTGTCGAATCTCGCGACATGCTCCACCTCATGGATTGTCGCGTGGTTCGATCATTACGCGACTGCGGCGAAAGGGATCAACACGCTGTGGCCTGAACTCGGAACAGCAGTGACGTCACTCAGCGGCCTGCAAGAATCGTGCGAGTCGTTTTCAAGCAGCGTACTTGCACTGTGTCAAGCTGTCATTATCAGCACAGCAGAAAGGACGACTGGAAAAGAAGAGCTTTCTCTGACAGATGCACTCCGCGTACACTTCGCGATGTTCAAAAGTAGCGGGTTGTATGCCGCAACGCCTACGTTAGGGTACGCAATCAGCCCGTCGAGCGCCAACACTGGAGACATCGTTGTTGCTGCGTCACTTCTGAACGGCTACGGTCGGCCTGCATACTTCGCGTACGCTGAGGATTTCACGGTCGTTTCATCGAATGCGTCATCAGCCGTATCGACGGAAAGCACGGTAACATCGGTTTCGTTGACATTCGCCAGCAATACGCCGGCCGTCGCAACGTCTGACGCAACCTGGCCGCAAGGGTCCGGAGCATCGGTGGCGGTCACTGCAAGTGCGTCAAATAATATCCTGACTAACGGAAGCTTCGATGACGTCGCGGAGATGATATCTTCGCCATGCCCCAATGGTTGGTTCCTCGCGTCCGGAACTCTTGGCACTGACGTCAAGCTAACCAATGTTCCTGTGCAGCAGATCGCCATGACGGGAACTTACACACCAGGAACAAACCTGTCAGTGCTAGGCTTTTGGCAGATCAAGCACAAGGCGATCAACGGCAATACGTACATCACCGACCGTCTAGCAGTTGGTGCCGCCGCAGCCGTTGTGCAGTCCGCCCTGAGGCAGCTCCCCGGACTCGACGAGGTTACGGTAACTTCAACTTTCGGCGACACATCAGCAACATATGCCGTCACGTTTTCTGGATACCGTGGATCTCCCGAATTGCTTGCGGTAGTACCGCCCGCTGACGCGGCAGTTACGTTCGCCGTAACGGCCACTGAGACCGGTAGTGTTGCAACATATAGCACGCGAGCAGTTCAGCTTCCATTTGGCGCGACGGAGGGTACTGCACTGTGTCAGCTTGTTTCGTTAGGCAGAGATACCGTTTACTTTTTCAGCGCCAAAGTGCGGGCCGTTGGAACAATTACCGCTGGCGAGATCGTAATTGACATTTCCGATGGCATTGACGGGGCTGCCGCTGAGGATTCGTCAGGGAACGCCGCGTCGCATAGCATTGACGCATCGCAAGTCAGCATCTCACAGCACGACACTGTCGTGTTCTCGTTTCGCGTATCTCCGTTGCATGAAGGTCCGCTGTACGCACGAATTCGCGTTAAGTCAAACATCGTAGCGACAAATGCGGCTGCAGCCGACGGCATCTACATCGACGAGGCTTCTATTGTCGCGGGTACGCAGTTGTACGCAGGAGGACCATGCGTTGTCGGGATCTTCGGTAAGGACCCGCCGTCGGGTACGAATACCTGGACACTGTCGGTTACTAATAATCGTGAGGGGAGATTGCTGGATACGCTGAACCGCGCGTGCGACTTGGTTTCGCTGGGCGTGTTGCCACCAACGAGCGGAACGACAGCGATTGCAGAGTCCAGATGGCAACTATAAGGCAAGTTGCGTTTTCATTCGCTGAGGTGATGCATGTACGACGTCTTGGTTCCCGAACTTCGCGACGACCCGCTTGGACGTGGCTACTCTGCGATGACTGATGAAGAGGTTGCTGACTCGCTGCAAGCCGTCGATCGACCTCCGCTGCTGGCCCCACTGTGGCAGATTGAGGCATATTTGTTGGCAAACGGCAAATGGAAGGCAATCTCGCAAGGAACGAGTGACGCGGCGATTGCCGCATCCCGGTACGTCCAGAGCACTCGCGTCGACAACCTGGACATTGACGACACCGGGGCGCAAATGGTTCTGTCGTCGCTGGTCACCGAGGGGCTGCTGACTGCCGCCGACAAAACGGCCATTGAGGCCCTTGCCGTGGCCACACAATCTCGGGCGGCGGAACTAGGGATTCCCGAGGTGCAGGTCGGCAATGTCACGTCGGCTCGCGCGATGATCGGAGGTGCGCTATGAGCAGCACATATCTACACGGTCCCGCAACGCCATCAGCACAAACCAGCGGGATTTCGTCGGCAAGTGTGCAGACAGCAAAGGCTTACCTCGGATCGGCAATCGACAACGCGACGAACCTAGACGACTTCGCGCACCTGGAGATTGTGTGGTCGTACGCAACAGCACCGACGGCCGGGAATTTTCTCAAGGTGCACTTTCTGTATTCCAAGGACGGAACGAACTATGAAGAGGGTGCAGGGGATGGAACCACGATGGCCACGCCGTTGCCCGGCTGCCAGGTCATGGCGGTGAGCCCTGCTGCGGATACCAACGCACACCGGAAGTTGTCGAAATACATTCCTCTCGCTCCGTACCCGTTCAAGATTCTCGTGGAAAACGCTGCTTCGCCAATGCGTGGCTAGTTGGACGACCAGGAAAGATCCATGCCGTCGAGGCTGTTGGGGTAATACTGCTTGCTATCCTGTGGCCATGGTGGGTTCCAGGGAACGTGGCGTGGCGTTCGGTTACTGATAAGAGACGGCAAGAGAAGTCGCTAGAGGCTATTAGAAAGCAGTTCGTGAAGTGTGGCGAGAGATCGGAAAGCGGGAGCACGGCTCAGTGACGCGTTGAATCTGCGTTGGGTCCTTCCCCGGGGTCCGGCGGGGGTTTTCCACCCCGCATCCCGGACTTTTCTTACAAACGACACTTGATTTCCGGTGCTGCATCATAGAAGGAGGTTAGCGAATTCCAGCAAAACGAAAGCGGCTTGTTGAGAGTCAGGCGGCTGTCGCGACGCACTTTGGCGTGAGCTTGCGGGTTGTCGGCGACTGGGTCACACAGGGGTGCCCTCGGACCCCCAACGCTGAAAGGCCTGGACGATTCCGCTACAACCTTGACGAAATCGCAGCGTGGCGAGATGCGACATCGCCAAGCCAGTCGGCAGACCCATTGCTTCAAGGCAGCGATTCACCAGCACTTGAGCGGTACCGCACCGCCAAGGCGGAGCTGATCGAACTAGATCTATCCGAGCGTCGCGGTGAATTGATCCCGAGGGATGAAATCCACAACCTGTTCACTCGCATGGGGTCACGACTGCGGCAGGCAGGCGAAACACTCCAGCGAAAATTCGGCGCGGAGTCTCAGGAGATTCTCAACGATGCGCTTGATGATATTGCCAAGATTGGTGGTGCTGATGGCAACCTTGACGTCTCCCGCGTTGGCACAGGAAGTGGATCACCTGATCACGTCAGCGAGGGCTGCGAGACTCAGGCCGATGGGCCAATTCGCGACTGACGAAATCGCCCTTCCATCCGGTCCGTTTCTGGACCAGCGATTCAGGATGGATAGACAACCATTCGCAAAGCTATGGTTTGACGCACTGGAATCGAGAATATGGAATAGATTCGTTATCACCGGACCGAGCCAGTCCGGGAAGACAACTATCGGATCAGCAATCCCGATCTGCTACCACCTGTTCGAGACTCGCGATTGGGTCGTGTATGGAGTCCCGAATCTCGATACGGTTCGAGACAAATGGAACGACCTACTGCAGGTAATTGAACACACTCGCTACCGCGATCTCCTTCCACGATCCGGCGGAGGATCGCGTGGCGGAGATTCCAGCTCGATTAGGTTTCGCAATGGCGCAGTGCTTCGATTCATGACGTTCGGCGGAAGCGACAAGAGTCGGGCTGCATTTCCTGCTCGCGTTCTTGTTGTTACCGAAGTTGACGGTGCTGTTTCGTCTGAATCGTCGCTTGAAGCTGACAAGATAAAGCAGCTCGAAGCTAGACTACGTTCGCACGGCAGCCGCAAATTGGTGTATCTGGAATGCACGGTTACCGTCGAGGGAGGTCGGATCTGGAGCGAGTACCAGTCCGGGACCGCAAGCCGAATCGTTGTTCCGTGCCCGCATTGCCACGCCTTCGTCACTCCAGAGCGAGATAGCCTCTTGGGGTGGCAAGATGCGGATAATGTCGTCGACGCGATGGCGTCAGCATATTTCGCATGTCCGTCCTGCGGGCACCCCTGGACGGAAGACGATCGCAGGAAGGCAAACCTTGCCGGCCAGCTCGTCCACCGCGGGCAAGAGGTAACTGCCGACGGCCGAATCGTCGGTCCGCTACCCAAAACCGACGCGTTAGGGTTCCGTTGGAACGCAGCGAATAACCTTTTCGCGACTGCCGGAGACATCGCCGCCGATGAGTGGCGGGGCAAGAGGGCTCGTGACCGCGACAACGCAGAACGTGAGTTGCTGCAGTTCGTGTGGTGTATTCCGTATAAGGAACCGGAAGTCGACCTCGTTCCTCTGGACCCGGACGATATCGCACGGCGACATTCGGGGTTGAAACGCGGAATTGTTCCAGCGGAATGCGTTGGCATCACTGTCGGCGTTGACACCGGAAAACGGGCCTTGCACTGGACGGCAACGGCGATCATGTCGTCCAGCGGAACCCGGGTCGTCGACTACGGAATTCAGACCGTAGAAGCCGACCGCTACGGAATCAAGGCGGCGTTGACCAGAGCCCTGCGGGAATTGCAGGCGTACTTTGCGAAGGGGTGGACTGGAAGCGGCGGCGGTTCCACCGGGCCTTCCCAGGTCTGGATTGATTCCGGATGGCACGAGCACACCGATGCGGTCTACGAGTTCTGCCGTGAAGCAAACGCAAAACTCGCCGTGGGTCGCGAGTTGTACCGTCCTAGCAAGGGGTACGGTGAAGGAGAGCGGTTTGCGAGCCGCTACACAGCTCCGAAATCAACAGGGTCCGACGTACGATACATCGGACGAGAGTTTCACCTGTCGAGAGTCAGGCGTGCCGGCCAACTGCTGGTACACATGAACGCAGACCACTGGAAGAGCGAACTTCGCCAGAGGCTCGCAATGCCTGCAGACGAGGCTGGGTCGTTGGTGCTCTGGGATCCGGCCGACAAAATGGAGCACGCCGACTGGATTGATCAGGTGTTGGCCGAGGAACCGCACGAGAAGATCGACTCACACAATCGGCCCGTTACCGTATGGATTCGCGTAAGACGCAAGAATCACTTTCTGGACGCGACGTATCAGGCGTTGGCCGCCGGAGAGTTTGTGCTAGAGGTTGACGCGAAGCGTAACCCAAATACGTCGTCACGGGGGCCAAGTAGAAGTTTTGCAACGCCCGACGGGCGTCCATTCCTAGTTACCGAAAGGACGTAAGTGCATGGCAAAGGCGAAGACTAAAGAACTGGTTCAGGGTACCGACGCGAACGAGATGGTTGACGTTGGCATTCCTGTAATTGAACCACAATCAACATTGCAGGACAGTAGTGCTCCGTCGTTGTCGCCAGCTCCAGAGATCAGCCGTCGACAACTAGAGATAACTCCCGTGACGATCTCCGTGCCAATAATCGATATAGCTCCGAGCGTGTATTTATCTCGCCACGTTGAAGTCAGGTTGACTCACGAACAGGCCGCGACAATGAAGCGACTGCAGGGCGGGCTGCGTAGGACGAACGTAGAACTCGCAAACGGACGACCCATCGTAACTCCAGCCGACACCGTTCGATGGCTGCTGGAGCAGGTGGCAAAATAGCCAACTGCGCGGCACGTGGAATTCCCGCCACGGGCAAGTTACGGAATTCATTGTGCCGGTAAAATATCCACCATCTTCGCTGCTGAACGGCGAACGACATGCTAGTCCGGCCTCTCCGGTTAATCCGGAGCGGCCGGAGCCTATCTAGTCTCCAGCGTCCGCTGCGTCTGGGGTAACCTCATGCTCTATGAGTGATTACTCCGACGCACGGGATGTTTATCTCGCCAATGCCGACTACGCTGAAAAAGGCTCGGCTAACAAGGCCGCAGCCTTCGTTACGGCATGTCGAAAGATGATCGTCCTCTTGCCATCGGAGGTTCAGGGTGGGACCTCTAGAACGAAGGCCGATGAGAATCTTCGACAGCTTCGCGAGGAAATGGAGCAGGCCCAACGCTGGCTTGCGTCAAACGGAACAAACAGCGTCGTTGTAGTTCACCCATCATTCGCGAATTTCCGAGACTACTAGTGCAACGTCGCCTGAACGATATCGGCCGTATGTCAATGCCGGAGGTTTTTGGCAACCTTCGCAACGACTACAACATGGCAAGGACCAGCAGGTTTCGTCGATCTCGCCCGGGAGTCTCGTCGTCGACTCATCACGCAGACTACCACTATCGCAGCGAGAGCGACTACTACAAGACGCTTGAGCTTGCTCGCGATATGGATCGCAATGACGTGCTCGTAGGAACCACGATTCAGCGTGCTGTCGACAATACGCTTCAAGGAGGTTTCACTCCCGACCCGCAGACCGGAGACAAGGGGCTCGACGGCGAACTTTTGGCCAGGTGGTGGGAATGGTCGGAAGATCCAGATCAGTGCGACATTCAAGGAGAGAACACGTTTTATGCTCTAGAAGAAAAGGCCCTGCGATCGCCGTATGTCGACGGCGATATTCTCGGTTTAGGAACCGTCGACGGACCGTTGGAGCTCGTCGAGGGTCACAGAATAAAGACTCCCAGCAATACCAAGCAGAATGTTGTGCATGGTGTCTTACTCGACAACCGTCGCCGCCGACTTGAGTATTGGGTGACGAAGGAAGATGTGTCACCGCAAGAAACCGTCACAAAGGTCGGTGACGTAGTTCGGTATCCAGTGCGAGACAGTGACGGAGAACGCAACCTTTTCCACGTCTACACTAGTAAGCGTATTAGTCAGACTCGCGGAATTTCGGCACTTGCCCCGATTATCGATGCCCTTGGAATGTTCGAGGACATTAATTTTGCGAGATTGGTTCAAGCTCAAGTGGTTTCGTGTTTTGCCATTTTCCGCAAGCGAGAGCTTGATTTTCGCGGCGGCGACAATGCGCCTAGCGGCGAGAGAACTACGGATACCATGAGCGACGGGACCTCCCGGACTATTGAAGGCATAGGTCCGGGGATGCAGATCACTGGTCAACCTGGAGAGGATATTCTCGGTTTCTCGCCGAACGTTCCCAACCCAGAGTTCTTTCCGCACATGAAGCTGATTCTCCAGCTCGTTGGAATCAACCTGGGGCTTCCGCTCGTGCTTGTCCTGATGGATGCTAGTGAGACAAACTTCAGCGGATGGCGAGGCGCGTTTGACCAGGCAAAACTCGGTTTTCGAGCTAATCAGCGCCGGCTTTGCGATCGCTTTCACCGGCCGATATGGCGATGGAAGGTTCGCCAATGGATGGCGAAGGATTCCCACATCGCTTCTGTCGCCAGGCGAAATGGAGCCAACCCGTTTGGATGTCTATGGAACTTCCCTACTTGGCCGTATATCCAACCAATGGACGACGCCCAGGCAGACCTTCTCCGATTGCGTAACGGTCTAACGAGTCCGCGGAGGTTGCACGCCGAGCGAGGCGCTACCTTCGAAGAGATTACCAACGAAATTCTGGCAGATAATAAGGCCTCAATCGCCAAGGCTAAGTTGGCGGCCGCGGAGATTAACTCGCGATTCCCGGACGACGGTCAAAGGGTGCATTGGCGAGAACTTCTATTCCTGCCGACTCCGGACGGAATCAGCGTCGGAATTCAACCTGCCGCCGCAAAGACACCTGGATCGCAAGGAGAAGGTAATGGCGACGCTACCTCGTAAATCGCAGGGCTTCGAGATCCGAGTTAAGGCTAACGAAGCCGAAATTCTGTTGTACGAAGAGATTGACCAATATTTCGGAATCGGCGCCAAGGCGTTTCGAGAGGAACTTAAGGCGGCCGGGGACGTCTCGCGAATCAAGGTTCGCGTTAACAGTCCGGGCGGGAATATATTCGACGGACTTGCCATCTACAACTCGCTCAAGAGTCACCCGGCGCATAAAGTCGTGGTGATTGATGGTGTTGCTCTCTCGATGGCCAGCGTAATCGCCATGGCTGGCGACGAGATCGAAATCGCAGAGAGCGGGTTCATTATGATCCACAATCCGACGAACGTTGCCGTCGGAGATTCAGAAGACATGCGGCAGATGTCCGATCTTCTCGATAAGCTCAAAGATCAGCTCGTGAACATCTACGCATTGCGTACGAAGCAAGATCCCGAGACTATCGCGTCTTGGATGGATTCAGAAACGTGGATGACCGCGGCCGAGTCGGTGGAACGAGGGTTTGCAGACCGCTCAATGAAAACGCTCGCAGTCGCCGCCACCTTTGACATGTCGCGATTTAGCAATACTCCCACCAATCTCAATCGAGGAGACAACACGATGCCGGAATCAAAAATGGAATCCGTGACCAACACTGCGACGCTTCAGACGCCGCCACCTGTCGCCAACTATACGGAAATCGTCGGAGCGTGTCCTTGCGCCGACAGCGACTTTATCTGCTCGCAGTTGAAGGCGAATGCGACTGTAGAGCAGGCTCGCACCGCCTGGATGGCGGAGCAAAACAAGCGTCTCGTCGAGGCTCAGTCGAAAGCTACTGACGCTGAAGCCAAGGTGAAGGCAGCTGAAGCCGAGGCTTTGTCCGCAAAGAGTAAGGTCTCAGTCCCTGGCGTCGCCCCACTCGGAGCGTCTGGCAGCAATGCGTCGTCTACCGGTGGAGACCCGATCGCCGCGTGGAATGCGTTGGTTGACGGCTACGCCAAGTCGACCGGAAACCGAGGTAAGGCGATCAGCATGGCAGTCCGCAATCACCCAGAAGCTCATCGCGACTACCTAGTCGCGTTCAACGCCGACCGAGGTCGCCGCGTCAATCTCTGATGGCGTCCATCGCCGGATGTATTCAATACCGGCAAACAGTCACCAAATCAAGCAAGGAACATGAAATGGCTCAATATTGTGAAACCCCAACAAAAACCTTCGAGTGCGGCGAGGCGTTGTCGCAATACCTGCGAGTTAAGCTGTCGAGCCTCAAACTTGTTGCCGCCGGCGCGTCCGACGTCGAGATCGGCACAATCGAAGAGGATTCGTTCGCAGCTGGCGACTTGCGATCCGTTCGGCTGCGAACGGCGCAAGGGACCAGAAAGATGGTTGCGTCCGAGGCGATTACCGCTGGCAATCAAGTCTACGCTTCCGCCGGAGGTAAGGTCGCACCCACCGGCACTGTGTGTTGTGGTACGGCTCTCGAATCGGCGACTGCGAATAACGACATCATTGAGGTGTTGCCTGGGCCGAACACCGACATCTCGGCAGCGATCGCTGGCACTAACGCTACGTCGTTCGCGGTCGATGCCGATTCCGCGGCGCCGAAGCTCGCGATTGCTGGCCAAGCGGCCGGCACTGGAAATTTCACCACGACGCTGAAGCCGGAGTCGACGCTCAGTGCCGACAATACGATCGTTGTCCCTGAATCTGACGGAGACACGGTGGCGGCCGTCGCACTCGCGCAAACGCTGCTTGCCAAAACGCTGGGCGTCGGCACCAAGTTGCTGGTCGCGGAAGTCGCTGCCGCTGGAACCACCCAGGCCGACGCCGCCGAATTGACTGGCGTCGTCAATACCGCGACAGGCGATGGGGCGGTCGGAGTGAAGCTGCCGGCGGCTGCCGCCGGAACACTGATTTGTGTCTACAACCTCTCGGCCGCCGGAGGCCTGAAGGTCTACCCGAACACCGACGACGATATCAACGACGGAGCTGCCAATTCCGCCGTGACTATCGAGGGAAAGACGCTCGCTGTTTTTATCGCAGTCGACGCAACCACATGGTCCGGTATCTTCACCGCGAACACCTGATAGATCACACGATGTAATCCGTCATCCGTAACGTAGCGGATGACAATAACCAAGGGTCGGCCCTAACGGGGAGAGGGCGGCCTCATTCCAAGGAGTTTTCGTTATGCCGTCTCCCAGCACTTCGCTCGCAACCCTCCGTCCCGATCTGGCCGGTAGCTTGATGGAGTTTGACTTGGCCGCAGATCGCGCGGGGTTTATTGGCCGCAAGGTTCTCCGTGTAATGAACGTCGCCTTGCAGGCCGGGCCGTTTGGCCGAATCAAGCTTAAGGACCTCTTGCAGAGCCGCGACACAAAGCGAGCGCCGGGATCGGGGTACAGCCGCGGAAAGTGGAAGTTTACCACCGACTCGTACGCTTGCGACGAACATGGCGTCGAGGAGCCGGTCGACGACCGCGAGGCGCGAATGTACGCCTCGTATTTCGACGCCGAGGCTGTCGCCTCCATGAGAGCGTTCGATGGAGTACTTCGAGAGCAGGAGAAGCGGATTGCCGATTTGATCTTCAACGCGGAAACGTGGACCGGAGCGAGCCTGACTACGGCGGTTCCCGACGAGTGGGACGACCCGGAAAACGCCTCGCCTGTAGACGATGTCGACGCGGCATGTGAAAAAGTGTGGGCCGCGTCCGGCCAGTGGCCGAACGCACTCATTATTAACCGGCACGTATTCAGAAACCTCCGCAAAACGGAACAAATCATCGACCGGATCACGTCGCTCGGTGCCGGCAGCCCCGCCAAGGCAGCAGACGTCACGCCGGCCATGATCGGCCAATGCTTCGACCTTCCGCTTGTTTTCGTTGCCGGAGGCGCAACGAACTCCGCAAACGAAGGCCAAGATGCTTCGATTGGAAAGATCTGGTCTGACGAGTACGCGATGGTGTGTCGCGTCGCCATGACAGACAACGACATCCGTGAGCCGTGCATCGGCCGAATGTTCCATTGGGACGCCGACGGATCGCAGATCGAGGGAGCTGTCGAGACCTACCGCGACGAGACCGTCCGTAGCGATATCGTTCGAGTCCGCAACGACGTGGACGAGAAGCTGCTTTACGTTGAGATGGGACATCTGCTCAGCAATATCACCACCAAGTGACTGGGTTGTCATGACGTTTGCCGACGAGGTCTTTGCGTCCTTCGGCCTGCCCGTACTGCAAGATCAGCACGGGCAGGCTGTGATTTATAGCACGCCGTCGCATGCGTTTGCCGTGACGGCAATACCAACGTCAGCAATCGCAAATGTCAGCGACGACGCCGCTGTTCCTGTTAGCGCAGACGCCTGCGATTTCATGGTAATAGCGGGCGACCTAGAGGCAAACGGAGTCGATGTTCCAACGAGGGGAGACGAGATCGCGTGGAATCGAGGGGTAAGGCGAGAAACGTACGTCGTGCTGCCGCCGTCTCCGGACTCGCCGTGTTTTGAACGAGACGTAACGAGCGGGGCACTTCTGAGGATCCACACAAAACTGGTGTCCACTGAATAAGCTTCAACGTCGGCGGCGACTTGGTGAATGAGCAAGTTTTCTAAGAGGCTGGAGTTGAAATAGTCCGCGGCCGCAAGCCGTGAATGACAACCTGAAACTGGCAACCGGCAAAGGGCGGCCACCCGATGCCGGTCACGGGCCGCAAAAAACAGCCGTGCAGGGCTGCACACCCGCACGGCTTGTTCTTTTGCGGCCCGCCTTTTTTATCACCCCTTCATTATCGAAAGCAGCCCCGTGAGTGACGTCGTCGGTGATCCTCTGATTGATCTTGCGGACGCGATTGTTTCGGACCTCAACGAGGCCGAATTCAGCAGGCCATTCCGCGCGTACCGGGCGAACGTTCCTGTCAAGAACCTTGAAGACCTGGCCAACCTCGATGTCGTCGTGGTCCCCGTCTCCGACGAGGAAGACCAGATCGGTCGCGTCGCGTTTCAGCACACGCTCTCCGTGGATATTGGCGTCCGTCAGCAGTCCAGAACCGACGCGTCCACCGACTCGAATCTCCGCCTATTGCGAGAGATACAGCGATTTTGGCGTAACCGCAGGCCTACGCGATACCAGAGCGCATTCTGCACAAAGCGAACGCGAGTTTCTGGAGCGGAGGCTGGCTTCTCCCCGTCAATGCTGCGAGATGACGTCCTGTATATGGGTGTCCTGCGGTTGACGTTCCTCTACGCGGAGGTTGGAACGTCATGATCACATTCAGCATTCGAACGCTGTGGGAAGGCGACGCCGTCATTAAGAAAATGACTGCCGCTACGTATACGACGCTCAATCATGCGGCTGCCAGTATTCGCTTAATCGCTCGCAGATCTATCAAGCGAGGCAAGTCAGCGTCGTCTCCAGGAACTCCACCGAACACGCGACGGGGCAGGCTCACCGACGCGATTCGGTATTCGGTTGACAAAAGCAAACGCGTCGCGCTGGTCGGCCCCACGGAAAGTGTTGTTGGCGAAGCTGGCGCCGCGCACGAATTTGGCGGCTATTTCCGAGGCACAAACTACCCCAAGCGACCGTTCATGGGGCCGGCGTTGGCGCAGGCTGCACCGCGCCTGCCCGAAACCTGGGCGGCATCGCTGAAACATTAGAAAGGAATCAGCATGGCGAACAATATAGAGATTGGTCTAGACCAAGAACTTAGCGTTGGCGGAGCAGTTGTTGAATGCGTGCGAGACGTTACGGTAAACCGCGAGTTCAACGAGGCGGACACCACAATGCGTGGCGCGAAGGTCGACACCTGTAAGCCAACCACGATGAAAATCTCGCTTGAGTTCGAACTGATTGACAACGGGAGTGCTGCAATTTCTACGCTCAAGGCTGCATTCGCTGCCGGAACGTCTGTCACCTTGAGCTGTCAGGATGTTAGCGGATCGTTCTATGTCCTGAAGATGAACAGAAAGGAGCCGCTCAAGGATGTTGTGACCTACGACTGCTCCGCAAAGCCGGCTACCGGATACGGAGCGACGTGATGCACCAATTCACGGATAATGCCGGACGAACATGGACGTTGTCGATCAATATCACAACGCTCAAGCATGTTCTCGCGAAGACCGGAATCGACCTGCTTGACGTCGAGGAAGGTCGAGCCTTCAAGGAAATCGCAAACCCCTACAAACTTGGGGACGTTCTGTTCGTTCTCTGCAAACAACAGGCGGACAACGCCGGCGTATCCGACGAGGCTTTCGGCGCTGCGCTCGCGGGAGACGCTACGGAAAAGGCTTCCGACGCGTTAGTGGATGAAATGATAGATTTTTTCCCCCAGTCGCGCAGGGAGATTCTGCGCGAGCTGATAACGCGAGGTACCGCACTGCTGCAATCAAGGCAGGAGTTGTTACGGAAGCAGATCTTGAACGGAGAGATAGAGAGGCGTTTCGAAGCGAGTATCCAGGAGGAACTTGGCAACTCGTCTTCGAACTCGCCGGCCGCGTCGGTATAGACCCTGGTCCGCTCACGCTTCGTGAATTGTGGTGGATGGACCAGGGGCGAAGCAAACAGTTATGGGATCACACAAGTCACGTCATGGCGGTTATCCACAACGCGAATTGCACACCGAAGTCCGCATTGTCTCCAGCCGACTTCCACCCCTGGCATGCCGGCGAGCGCGATACGAAAGGGCGAAACGTCGTCAAACTTGACCGAGACGCAAAGCGGAAGGTTCTTGAGAAGATCATGCCACCGGGATTCGTTCAAAAGGGTGAGTCATGAGTAACGACATCCGGGCTGGACGTGCGTACGTCGAGATTGCCGCCCAAGGCGACGACGATGCGAAGTCGAAGTTGGACTCCGTAAAGGAAAAACTCCAGACGATTGGCGACTCCATTGCTTCTGTTGGCACGAAGATGATGGAATGGGGTGGAGGCATCTACGCTTCGCTATCTGCGTCCGCGAAAGTGTTCGGCAATATGGCTGAAGGAATGCAGGAATTAGCCGGAAAGGCTAGTGTCGGCGTCGAGGAGATGTCTGCGCTCGGGTACGCGGCCGCAGCGTGCAACGCTTCGGCTGAAGACGTATCTGGGGCAATCGCGACACTCAACGGGCACCTCGGCGACGCGGCGTCTGGCGGCGGATCTGCCGCGAAGACGTTTAGTGATCTCGGATTGAGCTTCGCCAAGATTAACGCCTTGCCGTCAGGTCAACGCTTTTCTGCGGTTGCTAGTGCCGTCTCGAAAATACAAGATCCTTCCAAGAGGGCGGCGGCAGCAACTGCACTACTAGGGGACTCGGCTAGCAAGCTGCTTCCGATGTTACAGCGAGGAGGAAAGGGAATCGAAGAGTTGAAGCAGGAGGCTTCCGACCTTGGGCAGATAATGACTCGCGAGGACGTGCAAGCGGCAGTCGAGTTCGGCGCCTCGCTGAAGTCGTTGTGGTATGCGACGAAGATGATTTCTTACCATCTTGGCGCCGCAATGGCGCCGGTTGTTCGCGAGTTTTCTGGCAGCATGAAGACCGCGGCAACGATGGCGTCGAAATGGATCAAGGAAAATCGCGGACTGATCGTTTCTATAGCTTCACTGGCGAGCGGAGTATTCACGGCCGGTGCTGGCGTATGGGCGATTGGCACCGTGATGGCAAAGGCTGGTCAAGTGTTTGGTTGGGCCGGAACGGCAGTGAAAGGTGTCTGGGGGGTGATGTCCGGAGCAAGTCCAATTCTGGCCGGGATGCTGAGTCCCATTGGGTTGGTTTCCTCGGCTGTCGTTGGATTGGCAATGTATTTCGTGCAAACGGCTGCCACGGTTGCCGACTCAACGACAACACTCAGCGAGTTGTGGACCGGTATGTCGAAGGATTTCAGTAAGGCGTGGGGATCCATCGCGGATAGCCTGATGTCCGGAAACCTTGCTGGCGCAATGGATGTTGCCTGGGCTTATCTCAAGATCTCGTGGACGCGAGGAATCAACTTCCTGCTGGAGAAGTGGATATCGTTTCGGCAGGGGTTCACCAATATATGGGCGTCGGCGGTGACGTTTACCGAGAAGATCTTTCACACCGCATGGTACGGCTTGCAGATTGCGTGGGTTGACACCGTGGGTACATTCAAGAAAGTGTTCTTCGAGTTCGTCAATTCCATAAGGTCAGCATGGGAAGGCGTGCAGGAGTGGCTCACGGGATCGATGATAAATGCTGGAGAACTGTTTAGAATCTATTCCAAAGATCAAGCCGATGCGATGCGGCAAATCAACTCGTCGGATTTCAGCCGGCAGAGACGAGACAGGGAATCGAAGGCCGACAAGACGCGATTGCAACTTCGTGACGAAGAGGATCCGCGAGTCAAAGGGCTTCGCGACGAGTATCAAGCAAGAATGGCTATCGCTGACCAGACGGCATCGGCGGAACGAGTGGCCCGCGAAAAGTCCGCGAGGGACGAAATAGCCTCTGCAAAGTCCACCGTCGCTGCGAAGGAAAAGGAGTTCAACGCCACGCTTGGCAAGGTGGCAGGCGACAACGCGACGAAGCGGGCAGATCGCAAGAAATGGGAATCGCCGAACATCTCTGGTGCGGGGGAGAGCATGGCCGGCAAAATCAGCTCACAAGGGACCTTCTCGGCCTACGCCGTGAGTGGCCTTGGCGGAAATCGCGTCGAGACGCTCCTCCAGGAGATTGCGAGGAACACAAAGAACGACGAGAAGAAGAAAGAACGTCAACGCGAACGCGAAATGTTCTCGCACTACGGGTGATGCATGGGAAACGTCTATGAGTACGTCGAAGGCCGCGAGATGGACACCAAGCCGCCTCGCGCGTCGTACATGGTCATCGCCAATGGCTACGACGACGAGAGAGCGGCCAGGTCGGCTATATTGAATTGGGCCCCAGGTACCGTGACGGTCGGTGCGACAACGCTTTATCGCCAAAACCTGCACGTTGAGCAGAACGGACGCGCAGACGACATGTGGATGGGTCGCATTGAATATGCGATCAGCAGAATACCCGTTCAGTTCGACACGTCTGGATCAACGACTCGCATGATGCAGTCGTTCGGAACACGTAGTTTTTCACCGAAAAACTCCACTGCACCAGACTTCCGAAATGGAATCAACTACAACGAAGCGAGCGGGTGTTTTGACGGGGTTGACATTACCATTCCAGCGTTCTCATGGACGGAAACATACACGTTTAACGTCGACAAGTTAACGTGGGGATACATTAAGACGATCGCAACGCTGACCGGGTGCGTCAACAATTCTCCTTTTCGCACGTTTGCTGCCGGCGAAGTCCTATTTTTAGGCGCGAGCGGAGGTTGCCAAAAGAACGAGTCGGAAGCCGACATTATGTTCCGATTTACGGCATCCCCCAACCGCTCAAACTTGACCGTTGCGGGGATTAGTGGCATTTCAAAGTACGGCTGGGAATACCTCTGGGTAGCATATCGCGACGGCGTTGATACGGAGGGGCGTAAGTACAAGGAAGCGATTGGCGCGTACGTCGAGCAGGTATACAGAACGGCATCCTTTAGCGGACTCGATATCTAGCTATGCCTCAGTGGAGACACGTTTCGCCGGGGGTTCAGCCTGCCGGTTCCGACTATAACGCAATGCTGGACGCGTGCCGGC